AGGTTTTGGATTTTTACGAAGACTCTTCGCAATTTTTGTCTTTTGGTCGTCAGAAATAGATCTCACATTTGCGCAAGATCTAGAACAAAATAAACCAGAACCCAAAGAACCATTATGCTCTTTTTTACATATCTTGCATTCTATCATATGCACCTCCAAACGATATTTATCGCAGGTGCATTTTATGCTTGATATTTAAAAGCATAGCAATCGCGTACGCGTTGTTCTTAGAGGACCCCGTAGATCTCCGGTTCACGGAGAAGGAGGTACATGCCGCCTTCGATATTGATCTGTCGACTTGCGACAGCCTGACGACTGAAGAGGACTTTGTCTCCGACCTGCACTCGGACAGGAACGTGAACACCGGCGTCATAGACACCATTGCCTACAGCCTCGACGGTTCCAGTTTGAGTCGGACCTAACGATTGCGGATTCGCAATGAAGAGGCCAGACTCAAGTTGGTCTTTTTCTGCATCCGGTTTGATGATCAGACGATCGCCGAGTGGCATGAATTTCATGTGTTGAATGTCCTATTGCTACGTCGAAATGGTGCCCCTGGAGAGATTCGAACTCCCAACATCTGCAGTCTGAGTGCAGCGACTCTACCAATTGGCCTACAGAGGCATGAAGATGGTGGGAGATGGAGGTAACGCTCCACTTGGCAACTTCCCGACTTATCAAGCCAAACGTTTTACAGACGTCCGCCGGGGTCATCTCCCAAATTACGAATAAGAAATAGCGCTAATGGGATTATACTACTTAGCTCCACCATCCCGGAGCCGCATTCTTTCTTATTCACCGACCGAAGCCGAAATTGAGAAGTCTCCAGAGTGAGTAGGCTTGGTGACCATCTGTCACTCTGAAGACCCTATGTGGACCGACGGGGAATCGAACCCCGTCTTCCTACTTGCAAGGCAGGAGTGCTACCGTTATCACTATCGGCCCAAAACTTGGCCCAGTACTCTCACCGGTGTCACGCCTAACGCTGACGTTTACGTCTCTGCAGAGAGTTACTTATCCTACGCGGCCTTGAGGACCGCCAGACCATCGTGAGCAAGCAGGAAGTTGCTCATCGAGATGGCCAGGTTCTGGGTCGACCGAGCCGACCGAACCATGGTGTTCGCCTTCGCGACGTTCGCAGGCCGGGCGCCTTCGGCAGCCTCGATGGCCTTGATCGCAAGGTTCTTGGCGAACTGCAGATCACTTGTTGCAGCGACTTCGCGGACCATGTCCATCGTGAAGAAACCGAACTGATTCGAACTGCTAGGCATTTGATATCTCCTCTTTTCGACTATGACATCATAACACGTCGGTCGCCAAAAGAAACAGCCCAACAGAATTATTTTAGTATGTTGGTAGCGCTAGAGGGCCTCGAACCCTCATCTCGCAGGTGAAAGCTGCGAATCCTAAGCCAGGTTAGACGATAGCGCCGTAATAATGGTCAGGGCGGAGAATTTTGAAATCTCGACCCCCGGTTTCCAAAACCGGTACTCTGCCTCTGAGCTACACCCTGACATAAAATGGAGAGACTAGAGGGACTCGAACCCTCGACTTCTGGATGGCAACCAGATGTGTTCCCACTAGCACCATAGTCTCATATTGGAGTTCCAGGAGGGAATCGAACCCTCATTCTCGGTTTTGCAGACCGGCGTGTAACCACTCCACGCACTGGAACATTGTTATTTCGGATGGTACTTAATCTTGTAACCATCAATCTTTGATCCACCGTGGTCTTCAAAACCGTGGCGAACATACCAATTTTTCAACCTCTCAGTGTGGCGACGGTTTTCGTACGCGTCGGCGACTCCGCTGATAGGCACCTTATGTTTGTCCGACAGCTTGGTAAGGTGCTTAAGCGCTTTACCACCGTCTCCCTTGCCTCTGTCATGCGACTGTATGTCGTGTAGATGGATACCATCTGGACCAGGCGAAACGTGAACGGCTGTCTTACCGATAACCCGCAGGCGGTCGTTCATCGGATGCGGCTTTGAAGAAGCATGGAGATCATCCATGAACTTCTGAGCAGCTCCTTTATGAGTACCTCCTCCAAGACGAAGGACAAAGGTCTCATTCACAAACTGTCGGTATGTAATCATTGTTCGCGCTCCTTCACTGTATTTATGAAGGAGCAAAATGGCACCAGTGCCGGGAATCGAACCCGAGACTTCTAGGTTTTGGAGGCCTGAGGGCAACCACTGCCGCACTGGTAAAAATGGAGAACGTGGTGAGATTCGAACTCACGATGTGCTTTCGCAAACGGATTAAGAGCCCGTCCCAGTCGACCGCTATGGTAACACGTCCATGAATTGGTCCCTTAGAGGAGAATTGAACTCCCCGTCATCCGCCTGACAAGCGGCTCCCGTCACCAGCTGGGTCCTAAGGGTTAATGGTGGTGTGTCGTCAGTGGATTTGAACCACCCGGACTGCCGGCCTAAGAAGAGTCCTCAGTCTCTGCTTAGGCCGGCAGCCAGCACCAAGATACGACACATAGTATTTAGTCGTAGTACGGAATGGTCGAAGGCTTGGCCTTCTTGTCTCCCCAAACCGTGACATGATTGTATGGTTGGCCGCCGTGAAGACCTTTACCAGTGTGTGTAGTAACATGAATGCGACCGCCGTTGGCGTGCGTATATCTGTGCGACACTGCTGCTTTATCCCACGTGTCACCATTCGTTTCGTGTTCCCATCCATTAGACACTAGATGGTTGTGCAGACTTGCCAGATTTTTGTGGCTTATAGAATGCTCTAGACTTCTATGATCCGCGTAGGGGTTACTGGCGACGTAGCTTCTTTCCTTCTTTGCGCCAAAATGCTTAATGATAGCATTCGAGACCTTTGCCGCATTATGGACAGTCGGAACCACAGCAGTCGTCTCAGCGAGGACTCGCTGAATGTATGCCACCCGCGATTCTTGAACCAGGTCTTTATGTGGAAGCACCGCCTTTTTTCCAGAATCAAAGGTTACATGATAGTGCCGACCGTACGCGTGCGAAACAATTTTTCCGCTGCCGTGCTGGTTGTGTCTAACTCGGTCACCGTGGTCGTACGCATAAAAAACTTGGTGTCTTTTCGTGCCCACTTCTCCAAAAGTGTCGGAAAATACGGCGCTCGGATTATATTCTTTAGGCATAGACCATCTCCATTATTATAGGAGTTATTTATTTTGAAGAGCACGACGGTGTCGATCCGTCTTCTCCGCGCTGAGAACGCGGTATCCTAGCCAGCGTAGACGAGTGCTCCAAACTCTATATAATGGTGCCCATGGAGGGACTCGAACCCCCAACATCTAGGCTCTCGACCTAGCGACTCTACCAATTGGTCTACATGGGCATGTAGCTTTCACAGAGTGAATTTATCTGTCCGTCCCATACTGGTGATTACCGATCAACCGCCTCGGGCGGCTATCGTATTAACCAGCGGTGACAACAGAGTTCATTGACTCTGTGAACTGTGGCGGTGTAGGAGGGGGTCGATCCCTATGCCTTAGAGGCACCACCTGCTTTCCAAGCAGGGACGGAGGCCGCTCCGCTTCTCTACACCATATAGTGGAGGCAAGATGTGGTCTCGATCCACAGCCGCTTGAGCGACCCGACGGTTTAGCAAACCGCGTCAGCACCCCGGCTGATTATCCTGCCAAATTGGCAGCGCGTAATGGACTCGAACCATCAACCTTTCGGTTGGCCGGGTTTTCAAGACCCGTTCGCACCCTGTGCGCTACACGCTATGTTGTCCGAACTCTTTACTAGACCACGGTTCTTGTCCGAGTCACCTTCTTCCGAAGAAGTTAGGAGGCCAGTCGGGAGCCAATGTCCTTGCGGACAGTATTCTCGTGGAGGGCAAGAGCTCTAAAGCAGACTCTCTCCACTGAGTTCCCCAGCAAAAGGATCAACACGCTGGTCACACTCGTCTTATCCGATACTTTGTTGGGCCACCTGATTTCTCAGCGCCTCGGAAGCAAAACTCCAAATCCACGGGAGGAATCGAACCTCCATCTGGGCCTTGAACGACCCTGTCCTATCCATTAGACGACGCGAAACAAGAGACTTTGACTAACCGTTGTCCAGACGGTCGATATGGGTCTCAAGGAAGTGAACGACTAGGTGGACCAGGGATCCTTGGGAGAATCCCACCCCAACCGTTCAAGATAACAATGGACTTACCGGCTCAGCGCCGCGCCTTGAAAAAACAGACCCAAGAGAGGGACTCGAACCCTCTACCTAACCCCCGCCAAAGAGCTCTTTGCAGTTGGCGCTACACAGACTCAGTTCACCTGACTTCGGTCTTGCTTGATCCCATCGATGATCCGCGTGAGATCACCAAGGTTCCTGAAATATCGACGCCCTATAGAATAGGTCCGATGGGATCAAGTAAGACCGATGCTGTATCAGCATCATGAAGATATTCTATCACAACCAGCGGTGTTGTAAACTGCCTTCGTAGAAATTATTTGGCTTGGTGGCCGGATTCGAACCAGCATTTCTAGCCTCGTAATGGCTAGCGTCTTGCACAAATTAGACGACATCAAGATGGGAGCAGGGGCCAGAGTCGCGCTGACGGAGTTCGGGTTATGAGCCCAAATGGGATACTCATCCACCCTGCATAATTGGGGGTCGACGAAGGTAACGCTCCTTCTCTAGGGATTTATGAGACCCCCGCCTAGTCTTCTAGGCCGACCAGAGATGGAGACACAAGAGGTCGGAACCCCAGGTGTCTCCACCATAGTTAGTCAAACAAAATTGACGATGTCAAAGACCAAAAAAGCGGAAACCTTACGGTTCCCGCTTCTCTGAAGAAATTCAGATGTAGTGAGAACGCTTAGATTTTGGATCCTCCATCCGAAGATGGCTTGGAGGGCTTAAGACCGCCGACGGCCTGTTCGAGGCACGCACTGGTCATGGCAAGACGAAGATCGTCCCATCCTTCCATAGACCAATAATGTGACTCTCGATGTGCCAAGGCACTCTCCTATTAAAATGGTACCATGTAACGGGATCGCACCGTTATCTTCGGGATTTCAAGCCGATGTGAGCCCTAGCTTCACCAACATGGTATGGTCCTCCCGCAGGGATTTGAACCCCGATAAACGGATTATCGGTCCGCTGCTCTACCAGGTTGAGCTACGAGAGGATGTTGTTTGAACTTATATATCAGTCTCGCGGTGTTGTAAACACGTCATGGTTGAATTTTTTCCATTTTCAACCGAATGACCCGCTCAAGTGTAGCGATAGTTGGGTCGGGAACCTTTTCGTTGTCGTTCTTTTTTCTGCCCGCTAGAATCCGAGCGACTTCGGTGACAGATACATCTGTCCATGCGACGAGCAGATCTCCATCCGAGGGAGGTCTCCCTAAAGGACGTGTGAAAAGAACGGGTACTTCGGTAAGGATAGCTCTCATTTAGCCAGATGGTCCCTGGTGGCGCAGAAGCGGTGGATCGATAGGAACATCAATATTTTCCCTGGTTGTCTTACCACAGACGTACTTGTCCATCAGGCTGCCGCCTTTTGAGGAGCCGTGACCAGCTTGTTTCTCACTGCGTGGTCGGACGCGTGTGTAGCGGCCCACGAGTGTGGCTTGATCTTGGCTTCGACACCTGGAAGAGAACCACGGACGTAGCCCAGAGCTTCCTGGACGGCGACGTAGGACTTGTGCTTCGGGCTCTTGTTGAGGTCCAGGTGGACTTCCATGTAGCGATCTCCAGCAGCTTCTACGACACCGAGAGCGGCAGTTACGGCATAGGCGACCTCAGTCAACAGACGTTGCTTCATCGCGCCGTAGTCAGGAATGGTCTCACTGTGGTGGAACAGTCGAGCGCCCTTCTTCGAATCGATGTGAAGGACTACAACCGTCGAATAGCGCGCGTACCAGATGCCGTCCTTCTTGAAACGGATCGAATCGCACCCGATGTAAACGGATGATTCCTTGCTGGAGGCTCTGATGGCCTCTATAGCTTCGTCTAGCATCTCTTGCATAGCAGACTCCTCAGTCCACGGAAAACCCTTTGGTCTTCCAAAAATCGTAATAGCCTTCTTGGTAGACCTCGGCCTCGGCAGAACTGTCGAGGTGGTCAGCAAAGAAGTTGGTGTCGTACGGCTCTAGGTCATTCCACTCACTTACAGCGAAATACCAGCCATCTTCGTAGATAGCCTGGCGAAGAGCCGACTCGAATTTTATTTCAGGCGCCATAGGCCGTTTCTTTTTTCGACTTCGTCAAAACCGATCCAATGATAACCGTTTGGTGCACGTGTTCTGAAACACCTACGATCTAAATCAATAGTTTCGACCTTACAGGCATTCCAAACTATTTCATCATCGACGGCAGGGACATCATCTGTGACACGGTCGTCAGTCATTGTAAGTCCTATAGATTCGAGCCTTGACGACCCTGAGTGGTATCCAGGACAATCTGGTAGCCGTCCGAGGAAGGAAACTTCGCGCTGAGTTCAGTGACTCTGGTGTTCGCGTAGTCTTTATTGGTAGTCTCTTCAGTGTGGATGGCGGTCTCAGCCAGCTCGTCCGACACAATAATACGAAAACGTTCCAAGAAGTCTCTCCTCTTCAGTTAAGACCATACTATCATATCTTATCGATATGTAAACAAATAATTTCACGCAAAAGAAAAGGGCCCCAGCTTTCGCCAGGGCCCTCGCTTTTAGATCGTGGAGATCGACTACCGGTTTCTAGCGTAGGAGTCGATCAGCGTAGGACTGGCGCCGATGACGCAGACCGTAGCATTCCGCGGGCAGAGACCTTTGGACTTCTCGACCTCCTTCAAAGCCAGGAGTTCAGGGTTTCGACGGATGGAGTCGCCCAGGGCGTCGTTGGCTTTGGCGTCGTAGACGGCCTGAGCTTCACGCTTCTTGCCTTCGGCGATGGTAGCCGCGAGTTCAGCGTCCTTCTTGCGAGCGTCGGTCTGGGCCCTCAGAGCACCGGTGATCGACTGAACGATGTCCTCAGGCAGAGCCGGCGGAGAAGCCCAGAGAAGATCTCCATCGAAGATGATCCCTTCTTTCTCGAACTTCCTGGTGACCACCGCGGTGACTCGTTTGGCGAGATCGCGGCCGCCGTCAGTGTAGAGCTCTTGTGTGGAGTACTCGACACCGGTGAAGTTCAGAGTGTTCTGGATTTCACGAGCGACAGGACCGTAGACGACATCATCGAGGACGTAGCCGTCTTCACCACCCTTGCCGGTGATCGAACCACGGTACTTGCGGACGATGTCGTCTGCCTTGGAGGGATCGATGCGGATGTTGGCGGTCAGACAGGCGGTGACCAGGACCTTGTCTTCGTTGATGAAACGGAAGCACGGCGGATTGACGCGCTCACCGTTCACCTTGGCGCCGTTCCAGGTGTAGGTCTGCATCGTGGTCGGGAACTTCACGATGTAGCGATAGGAGAACGGATGGTTGAAGTAACGACCCGTGGTGATCTCGGTCTCCTGGACGCCGGCTTGATCACCGATTTCCTTGACTTCGACCGCAGCTTCGAAAGCCTTGATCGGTTGACCACAGGCGGCCAGACTGAGGGACATGACCGCGAAAACCGCGGCGATTCCGATTCGTTTCAAATTCATGTAGCTTTTCTCTCTCTCTGTTGAACGCGTTGAACTAGAACTGGGTGGAAACGGACTTCGTCAGCGACTTCACAGTGCCGATGATCATGACGACCCAGAAGGCCCACCAGACGAAGACGAAGATGATGGCGAGGGTCGACCTCGCATTCAGAAGCATTCCGCCGCCGTTAACCATGGTGATGACCATGAGGATCAGAGCGACGATGCGAGTGGCGTAGCTGGCAAGGCTATGGCCCGACCAGAAAGTCTTGAAGCGAGCGACAAGACTCGGCTTTTTCGTGCTGAGGACCACAATGGGCCCTTCAGTTTCTGTGGACACTACGGTTCCTTTCTATTTCAGTTTGGAGCGAGCTCGGGCGAGTTGCGCCTCGAGTTCTTGGATTTCCGTGGAAAGCTTATTGCGATCTTCAGGCGTCAGGATGTCGTCCTTGGTAAGAACGTTGGCCTCCTGAATATCGAAGCCGTTGTAGGTCCAGCGGCCGCTTTGGGCGTCAAGGGCCGACCGTTCGTCCCGGCATTGTTCGCTGCCGAAAATTCCGGATTTGCCCATGACGTACTGATCGGCAGCGGAGAAGGTATCGAACACGCGATCGAATAGCATCGGTCCTCTGCCTTCCGTGAAATCGGAATTCTTGAGAATGATAAAGACTCGGTCGAACATATCGTGTTTCTCCTTCCGTTGACTATGGAATCCTATCACAGTCTGCGTCAATGTAAACATTGTCTGTGACTTTTTTCACCGGATCCGGCGCAAAGAAAAAGGGCCATAATCGGCCCTTCGTCTTAAATGTAAAGCCCTGAGACTACGGGCTTTGATGATCTAGCTCCGGTCATTACCCATTGTGGTGCTACCCACCTGGTTCTACCGACGTCCACCGAGATCCTTTTACGGTATCCTGGTACTAAATCAGAGCCGTTCATTTTTGACAACTGGTGTGAACAGCACCTGGTATGGTTTCCCACACCGTATGATCGCCTACTCAGCCCTTCTTTTCCCACCTACCTTGCGAGCAGTTCGGTAGCCGCTAAGCCACCTATGAGAACCTCTAGACTAACCGACTTTAGCTTGCGGCCTCAGTACGGACTCCCTTACCATTAAGGCGGGAGCATTTGGCTCCTTACGACGATCACTGGCCCAGACTTTTGCGTTTTTCATGAAGCAGGAATTGAACCTACACCATCTGATTAGAATTCAGACGCTCTACCACTGAGCTATTCGCAACCCACCAAGACGTGCTGGACCAGTTGCTCCGTTAGATTTTTGTCCAACAGAATACAACACGCCTCATGCCTTTCCCCTCGCGAGGTACTCGACCGAATCTTCGGACCGCGGTTCCTCCGGCTCTTTCGAGACGGTATCACCGTAACCCTCCGTTCTGATTACCCGCCCTTGCCTGCGAAAGCTTGGACTATGGTAACCCCAAATCGTTTGTCGTCAGTCTTAGAGAGGGTGCATCGGATATCTAGTTTGCGACTAGAAGACCAATCCCCGTGTTTTCACGAGAACTGACTTTTCTCCGTCTCTCTTGGGACGTATCTCCAGTGGTAAGCTGAAGCAGGACCTCTCGGTCCTCGACCCGATCGGCGTGATTTACCCTCCTTGGGGGAGGTCGGGATACCTATGGGAGGCCATCCCTGTCAGTCCTATTGCTAGGACCTATTGTGCCACACGCGGCGTATATCAATTTGCTTTTTCTATCAAAAACCGGTTACGTTCTCCGGCGACAGCCTAAACTGTCCGTGCTATTGCTTTTTCTATGCGCCTTAAGCGCGAGGAATTAGCTGTGCATTTTGATCTCTCCGATTCGTAGATGTTTAATCATCATCAGAGATATTATCTTATCACAACGGACTGCTATGTAAACAGCCTTTGTGATTATTTTTTTCGTGAAAGGATCATTTCACCACGGTCATAAGCCTGGACAATCCGATCATGGTACTCATTGGCCTTCTCGAAAGAGGCCCAGTGGCCTAGATGCGCCCAGTACTTCTCGAACTGTCCATTAACGGCCGCGGTCCTCATTTCTGTTCCAGAGAAGCCCATGGCTCTACCGGTTCCGGTGGTGTAGGAGATATTGACCTGCTTCACATTTAGAACCGAGGCCTCGGGAATATTGCCATTAAGGATTGCGGCGCGAAAACGCTCAGCATCTCGCTCTCGATCGGCGCCGTAGATCAGCGTTAGACGAGACGGACGTTCACGGTCGGCGGCGAACAGAGAAGCTGCTGCGATCTTGATCGTCTCGCCCATCGAAGAAACGGGTACGAACGTAGGAATATAGCGAATTCCAGCCATATAGAATTGGCGGCGTACAATTTCCAATCTCTCTTCGAAAGTGAAGACAGACGGCTTGTTGGAGATACCGACGATCTTAACACCTTCATGCAGATCCATCGCTCGACCGATGTCAAAAGCGTGACCCATATGAGAGTGTGGATAAAAACCAACCATCGGCGCGATAGTGATGTCGATCATTTGAGACGAACTCCTAGACGTTGACAAACGTTCTTGATCTGTTCTTCATTATCTCCCTTAAGGGAGCGGCAATGTTCTGCGAATTTTTCTGCGACGCGTCGATTAAATTCTCGGCCATGATAAGCGACGAGGTTATCGGTTAGAGCGTTGCAAATTCCATAGACAGAACTTACGTGGTAGACTCCAGCACCGCGACCAAACATCTTAGCAGCGATCTGGATTGGCGTAAGGTACTGAAAATCACCGAATTTCGTGTCTCTCGGTCTTAGACCATGAGTGATTGAGAACTTCCAATCGTAAACAGTAGCGACCGCGTTCAGTAGAATCTTGTGGTGAAGACCCTTGAATCCATGCTGTAGATCAGTCCAATCGGACGAATGGAGGAAGGCCTCGTATTCTGCCGGTGCATTGATATGGTAGGATACCGCCTCGAAGTCGATTTGGTAATAGCCACTCAGGATGTCGCCATCATCATGCGCCTTCCAAATAGTGGAGATCTCATTGCCATGACTGTTGACACCTACCAGAACACCAAGGGCGTACGACCTGCCGACAGTGGCTTTGATGAATTCCCTGAACGACTCTTTGTGATCCTTGTTGAACATCGTATCGACGTCGCCGACAGATTTAACATGGTCCAAATAGTACGGCGGCGGCTTGAACAGATAGCATGAAGAGCCAGAGAACACCGACTCGGTATAGAGAGCCGCATGGTTTTCGCCAAACAGCCATTCACCACTGTCGAGATAAAACTCTGCGGCTACGTGCGCCAAGGTGGCCTTGATGATCAATGGAAGAGTGATCAGTGCGATCGAGTCGATCTTAAACCGATTGACGTCATGTCCTTCCCACGTGCGTTTGACTTCAGAGTCCACGACGTTTCTCCATATAGTTGCGGAAGAATGGGGTGGTGAGCTTCAGCATCGGCATAGTCGGATCCTCAAAGTGAAAGATATGACCCTCCGCTTCTGGTCCCCACTTGGGATTGTAGAGATTATTGTCGAGAAGAAAATGAAGCAACGTAATTTCCAGCGATCTCATATTCCGTTCGTGGTCACCAGGAAGATCAGTGACCTTCGGAGTGAACCGATCATCGATCGGAATTTCAATATTCGTCGCTACCAGATCATGATCGAACTGAACCTGATGTCCACTGATGAAAACATGGTTCTTCGTGATCTCAGGATCAGTCAGCTGAGTGTGGATCAGGAAGGTCGATACGTGACCAATTCGGTCATTAGAATACGGAACGGCGTTGAAGACCATACTGTCTGGATAGAATTGCTTGACAACCGCACGGGACAAAAGTTCACCGCGAACAACGCCAGTCTTTGGCATGTAAAAGTGTAGTGGTTCATATTCCGCGAGCGCAGCATGTGTCTGCGCGAAAGCCGCTTGAATAATGGGATTGTAGGATCGACCAGTTTCCTTTTGGCGGCGCTCAGCCCGCTCGAAATAGTCGTGCGCAGTTCTCATCCGTTCGGTGCTCGATGAAGAACTCTGAGTGTAAAACCCTTCTTCATCTCGACCAATGAGGAAACACATGCCATCGGTCTTTTCAGTGACCGCCTTGATCTTCAGAGTTCTGTCGCGGGCCATGTTAGCCCATTCGACTTGACTCAAGTCTTTGACGTGTCTGATGGATTTTCTGATGGACAATGTATCTCTCGTATGATCAATGTGTGTTGGCGGCGTCGTGACATCCCGCCTGCCATGCCCTTTCGGGCACCAACCGTTTTCGAAACGGTGCTGGGACCTCGCCCAGTTACGACGCCGTGTTGTCTTCTAGAAGGAGAACGGGACCAGCTTCTTTAGCCGCCAGTTCCTTCTCCAACTGGTCAAGTCGACCGCGGAAGTCCTTGAGCCAAGCAGCCTTGTCCTCGGACGGACAATCGGGCTGATCGGCGACAGCGTCGAACTTCTCGGCAGCTTTGATGGTTTCCATGAATTCCCTCATCTGGCGAGCCAGCGCTTCGAGGTCCTGCTTAGAAGCGGGTTCGAAGGGAGTAGTTTGATTCGGAGCCGGTGGTCGAACTGACGGTCTGTAAGGCAGAGGAACTTCAGTTAGACCCAACCATGGCGATGTAGGATCAGGCCAGATTCGTTGACCGTAATCGGTGATGGCACTTACAACGCACATAGCGTTCTCCGTGTGATGGTGCCGACAGCCAGAATCGAACTGACCTCCCGGGAGTACGAAACCCGTGCATCGCCAACAATGCTTTATCGACTTGATGGAGCTCTGACCCGGAATTGAACCGAGTTCCCGGGAGTACAAAACCCGTGCATCGCCAGCAATGCTTTCAGAGCATATTCTGAATGGACATCCAATCAAGACTGCCCTTGTCGAGCAGAATCACTCGGATACCGGTTTGTTTTTCGACCAAAGCAATCTTTTCTCGATCTGAAAAGCCTAGTCGCGGGTTTATGTTCGAAAGAAGAAAATCATTCTTCGGATCTAGATAGACGTCATATTCCGGAAGATAGAAGTCCGGGGTGTACGTCCGTGTTTTGCCGTTCGGATCTATGTATCTAATCCGAGAACACGTGGTCCATTTAACGTCATTTTCATCCAGAGATTGGGCGACTCTAAGTTCGTATGATGATCCTAGAGTTTTTCCATTGTACTTAATCCATCTAGATTGTGTGACACCACCGAATCCTCTCTCGCGGGCAGACTCTGAAAGACGACGTTTGCGATCATCAGTTAGAGAAGCGCGTGGTTTGCCGGATAGCTTTAGGGAGATTATCTCGCCCATAGCAGTCAGACGAGAATCAGTGTCTTTAGTCTTTCCACGATTCCATGCCGGAAGTCCTGTCTTTGTGAATGTAGTCCTGCGATCAGGATTTTCACTGCAAAGACGACTATGAGATGACGCTCCAGCCTTCGATTCTTTTTCTAGGCCACAGAATGGACAAACATGCATGGAAACCTCCACACTTATTTATCCAAGGTAGTCGCTCTACGAGTTAGCGCTTGGCGAGTCTTCTGTCATGAGATAATTGTCATAAAGGAACTGTCGAGCGTCGACTTGCGATTTCATCGTGGTCAGAAGTTCACCAGATGGAGAGAAGACCTGAACGTTATTGGCTCCCTCCATGTTGTAGTTGACTACTGCCTGGCCGATAAACTTGTCGGTACCTTGAACGAAGTAGTCCGAGGTCCGAATACGACCTTTGATACGGACCTCGGAATAGACTTTACGCGGCATTCTTGGTTTGTTCCCCGGTGATCTTTTTGTTCCAATAGTCGTCCATCAAGCTCTTATAGAGCTTCGGATCCGACATGACACGCGAAATTGCGGTCTTAGCTGGCGTTTGAAGGATGCTAGACGCGAAGCGCGCAAAACCTTCTTCGAATCGTTTGATGCGAGATGACTCTGACATATAAATCGACTTTCTGTAAACGACGTCCAATGTTATTCTATCACACCGGACGCCTTTGTAAACAGACTATTTTGCAGTCGGATCGAAAAGAGAATCCCACTCCTCGTCAGTCATGCCGGTCATGATGAATTCCCTCTCCGAATCGGAGAGATTTGGCATGGCGGCCTGGATGACAGTACCAGATTCCCAGACGTTCAACTGTTCTTGAGTGACGGGAATGTCGAGAGTCCGAGTGACTCCTGACATTCGGGAAGTACGCGTAACTAGCATTGATACAAATCCTGTGGTTTAACTAGTTTGACTTCTTTACCATTAGTCGACTCGATGAGCCAAAGATCTGTAGCGGCGTGGTACATGATAGTTTTGTATTTCACGCCTTTGTTCACACCATCAACTAGGTCATAGACCTTATTGAGTTCTATCTGAGGTGTTTTTACCGACTTGACATATCGCGCATATAGCTTCTGGTCGAAAAAGCCGAGCACAGTGACCGGAAGACCATCGATACGTTTCCGAGTTACTGGAAGTTCGATGATAAGAACATCACCAATCTTTGTGTTTATCGCAAGAAGAGGCATAGAGCCATCTGCAGAAGCGGTAGCAGGAACGGTCGCAGGAACGGTCGCTATACTTACTGATGGACTCTTGTACGACTCGCGGAAGTCCTGAAAAGCCATGTTCCTATAAATGCCGAGCGATGCGAAGTCAGTAAGAGCAGCAATCGCTTCAGGACCATTAAGCCGCAGTCTGTGAATGTAAGACAGAAGGGTGCATAGATCCTTACTGATTCCGCGAGTGAAATCATTGAAGAAGTAACTGCTGCTGAATGACGGGCCACGCTTGCGGTAACCGACGAGGCGATTGATATTGATCTGCTGCGCGGCCATCCAACAGACGCCGCGGAAGTCATAAGCTAAAATGTCAAGATCGCCGGGTTTCAAACGGCGCACAGGAGCGGTCGCGTACTTGTAGAGGACGTGTGCGATCGCCTTGTTCGAGCCAAATTTGGTCGGCCAGGTCTTTAGAATGGTGATCATCTGCTGAACGAGTGCCTTCTCGTTCACAGTCAACGTAAATCTCTTACTCATTTGGTTCTCCATTTGAAGTGAAATTATATCACACCGGTCAGCGACCAATCATAAAATTTTATCGCTTGCCTTTGACGAAATCGTCTTCACGTCGGTGGGTCTCAATGACAGTTTCGATCTGATCAGGCGAGAGAAGACGAATGAGAACATTGGCGCGCCGAGATGAACATTTGTAGACACCCATTACCGCGTCATGCGCTTCGGTTTTGCGAGCCTTTCCCCACTTCGAAAAACGGCGACGCTTGGACACAGATCCTAGATAGAACAAGAATTGCGCGCGGTTATCCAGATGCGCTCGGCTGTTCATCTCGTTGGCGACCATGATGGTGTCGGGATAGTAAGACATTGCCCGATTTACCATGAACGGAGAATACGCCGCTTCAGCAGCCGCATCGTTCTCCGTGTCTCGCATCAAATCCTTTTTGGATTGATTGATGGAGTCAGTGAAGTCCCAAGGAGTCAGTTTCTTCGGACCGCTCTCGGTTTCTGTCTGTTCCGACTTTTTCATGAATTCTCTCAAAAAGCGTGTAGCATTCTTTGCAGACCTTATGCTCGACGATCTGCTGATCGAAGCGCATCTTGATGGTCCACGGATCTTCGGTAGGTTGCAAAACCGAATTGCATCCCCAGCACCTCAGACGTCTGTCCACGAAGCGAACTGCGGCTCGAAATAGGTCTCTCAACCAAAACAGAAAACTACGCATCGGCTTCCTTCCAGACAGCATCTGCCATGATCTCAAGCATGCAAGCGGCAGTGTTGATTTCCTGGTCGACGACGAATGCAGACTTGTACTGATAGTCCGCAAGGATCAAGATCACCCGTGCGAACGATGCAGGAACCAATCGTGACTCTAGCTTCTCATAGAGACTACGGAAAAGGGTGTTGGGATCCACATCGGTGTTTTCGGCAATCCACTTTCGGATGTCGCTGAACTTCTTGTCCTTCAAGAAACCAATGAGCGGAGCGATTTCCGAATCAGCGGCGCTGGTCAAAATGCCGGTGTCGACCTTGCCAGTCATCGAATATGCTTGAAGCTCATCAAGCACCTTGCGGAAATCAGGGAACCGCTTTTTGATCAGTTCCGCGACAACTGGCTTGTCGTACTCGATGTTTTCCTGATCGAGAATCGAACAGACGCGCTTAAAGAATTCCGTAGCCATCTGCGGCGCGAGCTTGCGCGGAATCTTGAAGTCGATCACAGTCATCCGGCTGCGGAGCGGCTCGATCAGTCGGTTCTTGAAGTTGCAGGTCATAATGAACCCGCAGTTTTTCGAGAACGTCTGCATGAAGTTCCGAAGAGCTGGCTGTGTCGAGTTCGGGTTCAGATAATCGCTCTCGTCGATAATGACGAACTTCCGACCGCCAGTGAACGAAACCGCAGACGCGAAAGCGGTGATTTCGTTCCGAAGAACGTCGATTCCGTTCTTCTCAGAACCATTGATGATGATGTAGTCCGCGCCGATTTCATCGAGCATTGCCATGGCGACTGTAGTCTTACCGACACCTGGGCCGCCGGTCAAAAGAAGAGGTGGTACCTCACCTTTATCGACCATGGCCTGGAACATCGCCTTCAGGTCCGGCGGTAGGATCGTGTCGGCTACTCTACGTGGCCGATACTTTTCAGAGAGAACGAATTCCTCTAGCATGCTTGCCTTTCATTGGGAGACACAAAAAGGCTCCTGGATCTGCTGTGATGGTGTTATCCTATCACGATCCAGGAGCCGTTGAGATTTAATTTTGGCCTTAGGCCTTGGAAGCGGCGTCCGCTGCGATCCAGTACGTGACTTCGAAACCGTTCAGAGCCTTAAAGCCCTCACCGCTATCGAAGACGATAAGACCCTGTTTGCTCACCGTGACCGCGTAGGTACCTGTGATGATGTTCAGGTTGTCCTTCTTGATGATCATCTTCATGTCCGACGATTCGGTAGGACCGACTTCGACCCGGTACTTGTCGCCAGTCGGGTTCTTGGAATCGATGGCGTCAAGGTAGATGACTCCTTCTTCGACCGTGATCGCGATTTCCGGCAGAGCCAAGACGCTGAGGCTCTTCAGAAGACGGCCAAGATAGTCGCCTGGTAGTTCGAACGTCAGATCCTCGGATGGCAACTTGATGCCATTCTTCGGAGGAGTGAGGAAGTTCGCTGGATCGGCTCGAGTGTAGGAGATACGCTCGTTACGACCGCCAGAAAGGACGATGTAACGGTCGTTGATTTCGACCTCAGGGTCGGTGATCAGACTGAAGGTCGATAGGAACTTCGATAGATCGTAGACTGCGAACTCTTCTTCGATCGACTGATCGATTGTAGCACGGGCCATGATGGTCTTGGTAGGCGAAATGGTCGAAATGACCGCACCACCTGGGTGGTGAATAGATGGATTGATGCTTGAAAAGCTCTTCAGGACCTGGAGGGCCGCGTTAGAGAGTTTCATCTGGTGTGTCCTTTGTGTCGTTGGATTCGTTCTGATAGTATTCTAACACACGTGGATCAGAGATTTGGTCAAGATTTTTTCTCGCCCACGCGTCAAAGACGACCTCGCGATATTTGTCCCACGCGAGGTCGTCTTCTTTTGACATTACTTGGTTTTCCGGAGTTGAGCCGGATCCGCGGTAGCCGCGACTCCTAGCTGGGCCAGATCCGCCAGAGAACCGCCGAAGACGTAGGTTCCTACGTGCTGAAGCTTCATCCACGGGCACAGCCAGACCTTCATGCCGATCTTTTGGACGTCATAGCAGAACTTGTAGTCTTCCGACAGGTAGCGCTTGGATTCCGGATCGATGATGCAGTCAAAGTAAGCCATGATTTCACGGCTACCGTCGAAGTTCTCGGTCCGAACGTGGTCCGGCTTGTAGAGAAGATCAGGGCGTGCTTCAGCGAATTTGTCGAAGGTCGGACGACGAATCATCATGAAGCCGGTACCGCCTTCGAGGACCTCAGCCGGAGAACCTAGGGCGATTTCCTTGGTGTCCGACTTCGGGTTGAAGACGTAGTCGCCAACGAAGTTTTCGAGGTTGTTCGGATTCTCGTCAGCGAAGCCCTTGTCGACAGCGACCTTGATCTTCTCCCAGGAGATGCACTTCTTCGGGTACGGACCGCAGAGAACGTCATATTCGCTCTCATCAGACTGCATGGCCATCAAAGCCAGAACATCATGTGGGTTAAACCCGATGTCGGAGTCGATGAACATAAAGTGCTGGATTGGCATGCGAACTTGCTTGCCGTCGACTTCCGTGTCGAAACCAGCTCTCATAAACTCGTCGACGCAATAGTTACGCGCACGGGTAATGAGAGACTCATTGAACAGGAAGTACATCTGCAGTGGAATGCGGTAGTGCGTACAGAGGGCCGATAGATCGGCGATCGACCTAGCGAACATACCAGCACACTGGCCACCATACATCGGGGTCGCTAGAAAAAGACCGCGCTTTTGCAGGGTCTCGATTGGAACAGAGACTTCAAAACTCATTTTGGACTCGCTTGCTTCTTGTCATGGAAAAAGAGCGCCAGGATGGTGTAATGCAGGATCTTCATGAGATCCTTGCGATTATGGCCGTCCTTCTTGCCATATCTGGCGGCGTACTTGATGATTGATCCAACAACGAAGCCCATGCCGTGTCCGGCGTCTTCGATTAGGTCGAGGGCCTGGACTTTTCCAGAATAGTGTTGGCTGTAGGTCGATCCAATGTACTCATGAGCCTCAGCAAGGTAACGATCCTCGTTGTAGGAAAACGAGACACTGGATTGAAGTGTTAGAGCAGGGACGTTCGTTGTCATCACATCTATCTATCGTTTGGAGGCCAATATGTAAGGTAGAATTATTTCTCAGCCAAAGAAGGCGGCTAGACCGGCAGACTCTTCAGTGACCGGCTTAGTCTTAGCGATTTTTACCGGCTTTTCTTTGACAGGCGGCAAAGGACCTTGCCAGTGCGGATATGACGCACGAGCCAAGTGAACTGAACGAGGACGCTCCATGTGTTCGAAGTCGAGTTCGCCCTTGTCGTTCTTGAGATAATCGGTCCACTTCATCCAGGAGACGTCGTTATCCGAACCGATCTTAAGCTGGTCGATGAATGCTGTGCGTACAGCGTCTCGCTCCGCCCATGATCCGTAGAAAGGAGTTCCTTTGTAGTATCCGGTTTTTGGAAGTTTGCGGCTCTCGTTCTCGATCGGCATCGGCTCGAAGATACGGACCTTGGAGCCCGGGCGGTAAAGTCCGCGAGCCTGTTCCATGTATCTGGATGCCAAGTCGCGAGCAGCCGATAGAGGCTCTGGTTGTCGACACAAATGGTGTCGAATGTCGATATTACCGAAGTATAGGAAGATTCGGTCCCACTTATCCCTCGGACCGATTTCTTCTACGAGTTTGTCGAGGCCGATCTCTAGTGCGCCGTGAAGGGTCTTGAATGGGATTGAATGGACCTGCACCGATCGCGCGTATTGTGCGATCGCGTGACTGTCGCCGACTACCAATGATCGAGCCGGAGTGTCAAGGAACCTGACGAATTTGGTACGATCAGGAAGACTATTGGCCATGTCCCAGTCGATAGTGTTCAGGATCGGGTCATGATCTTTTGATTTCGTCAAGCGATCATTGATCAACTTAGCGTAATCCGGCATCGGAATGCCGAGAGAGGTCACCGTTTTATTGGTGTGAAACAGTTTGACAAGACCAGCAGGATCAGCAAGACCGGAAAGGCCGCCAAACAGATTCAGGCCACCGCCAAAGTCATTTCCATGGTAAATGAAGACCTCATCAAAATCGTCAAGGTCTTGCTTGCCACCATAGTTGACTGTGGCGTCATATCCCATGTGCTTAAGCTGGTCAGCATAGATTTCACCTTGAGCCGATCTATGCGAGTACGGTGACGGCGAGATCGGCGTGATCGGGCTCGTCAGTAGAACTTTAGTCATCAAAAGAAGTCCGCTAGAGATTTAGCTGGAGATTCACCGATCTCCTTAGAAATCGGAGCTGCGGCCCTCTTGGCCGCTAGATTACGGTCGTTCTTTAGTCGATTGAACACTGAATACTGACAGCACGAGATTTCAATCCCGAAAGTTGTGAACCGACCCAATTCAGAAGCTTCATTGAGGTGTCTCAACGAATAACCATCGACAATCCCGAAGAATTGTTCCTGGTCTTCCTTGATTGCATTAATGAGCTTCATAGTCGTTTTCTGGTTCATTGGAAGACCAGGCCATAGACGACTCAAAGTATCGGTGGCACCAGGACCGGCTACCACGTAGCCATCGTTTTCGTCAAGGTTACCGTGCGTAAGGTCGGGATAAGTCGACTGCAGAGTCTTGAAGGCCTCGTCGTATTCGCGATCGATAAGGGCCGCAGAACCGACACCGGGCATCCTAGAAAGATTTGACGAAAAGTGATAGCCGTAATAGGCTCCAATACCACGACGAGCAGTCAGGAAATCGTAGGATTGTTCCATGGTCGGTTTCTGCGAATAGAACTCATTGAAGCCCTGATGGTGAATTCCATTGATGTCGTCGCCAGACTCCGTCATGGACACGACCCAGTGGATCATGTCCGACGCTTTGAACTTCCTTTCGGCGTCAGAACCCTGGTCGAGGGGACCGGGACGAGCTCGAGAGTGCTGACGGGCGGCTGTTTGGAGAGACGTTCGAAGTTCGGTCGTCCCCCAAATTTGCTGTTTGTCGCGGACAGCCTTTTCGACATTTTCACAGATGGCTCTGTAGTAGTCAGGGTCGCGGCGAGTCTCAGCGACGTTGACAAATGGCCAAGGTGTCTTTTCAAGGTACGGAAGATCTGCATGTCCTGATACTATCTCAAGTGTCTTAGATGGGCCATAAAATTTTACGATCGCGGAATTTACGATCTTGTCTTCAAAGTTCACGGCTGGATTGAAGTAGAGGTTCTTATTGAGCCAAATGACTTCGTCGTGAAATGAACGATTCGGGTGGAAATACGGAACCGGCTTTCCGTCGACTACGAACCCACGACCGAATTCGGGGCGATGTTCGTATTCCTGTTGTGCGTACTCGTCGAAAGTCTCAGACGACTTAGCGATCCGGACGGACCATTCACGCTTATTGAACTCACGCATGAAGAGACCGAGCTCATCACGGACTGACGTGTCAGCCATCGCAAGGAGCTCGGAGTCAGATTTGGCCATAACTTCAGCGGTGTTCATGGCAACTACCATTGAGTGTGTCTGACGTTCTCTTTGTTGGTGAGATCATGGTCTAGATGGACCACAGTGATCCAAGGACACCGTTCGCGAATGACTTCGACTTGGATTGGGTCGTCCTCAAAGTGGATCTTGACATAGTCTGGACCAAAGCGATTCAGGACTTCGGCCTTGTGGGCACCCGAACTTTCGCGGGTCTTCTGGTCGTACGGAATTGGATTGAAGAATACGGTGTTGTGGATGCCAACAGCATCCAGCATTTCGATGGTCTCAGGAATTTCATCGACCGAACGGCCGGTAATAATGATGTCCTCAGGACCAGGCCTAACTCCCATCAGGCCTGGTTTCATGAAAACGACACCGTCAATGTCGAAGGAGTTCATCGAACGACATTGAACTCCTTTACCATTTCAGACAGTTCGCGGCGAGCTAGTTGTCCGCACTCTGCATGCGCGTCTTGGATCATCATTTGTGCCGGCGGCGTCTTCTGGGTCGCAGCTGAAGGACCTCTCAACGAACCGACAAGACCCAATTCTCGCGCAACCTGGAGATACCGGATGGCATCAATAACCACACCGGCCGAGTTTGGTGAATCCTGCACCGACAGACGAGCGTCGAAGATGATCGGAGCACCACCGAAGCCTCGAGCCTCGATGCGGAAGTTCGCGACCTTGTTGTCACCGTGGAAGGCGATGTAGGACGAAGGACCGGCGTAGATGCCGTTCTTCGGGACCGCGATACCTCTCAGATCATTCTGCGACCGGATGACGTTTTCCTTCGAAATCTTCTTCGAAGCAAGACGCGATTGGTCCATCATGTTAAGGAAGTCAGTGTTGCCACCGTGGTTGGTCTGACAGTGGAAATCGACTTGCATTCCACGGTTGAAGAGGAGTTCCTGTAGGGCCTGTGACATGATTGAGGCGCCAAGTTGCGACCTCATATCGTCACCGATGGCCGGAATGCCAGCTTCGATCAGTCGCTTTTCCCAGTACGGGTCCGACACGATGAAGACTGGAATGCAGTTGACGAATGGGACCTTCGCCTCGATGCACGCTTCGACGTAGAAGCGAGTCGCAGTCTCAGAGCCGACCGGCAGATAGTTGAGGAGGACATCAATCTTGTTCTCCTTCAGATCACGGATGATGTCTTCCTTGGTCGGTTCCGGATCTTTGGTGACTCTGAAGCTCTCGTCTTCCGGCATATTCAACATGTGGGCAGCCACGCCATCATACAAGGCACCGCGCTTGACCTTGACTGGGCCGTCGGTGACGGCATTCAGAAGATCGACCCGATCCGCATCGTAATCGGCGAGAAGATCAATCGCGCAGTTAGGCTTGGAATAGATGGCTTGACCAAGAGGACGTCCGACCTTACGGGTGTCTACGTCGTAGGCTAGCGCGAAAGTGATGTGTTTTGGCTTGTAGCCGCCGATGTCTGGGAAGTCTAGACCGTCTGTGCGGCCAGTAGCTGTATAGAGAGCTACGCCCTCGACCAGGGACTTGGCGCAGTTTCCCACCCCAATAATGGCCACACGAATTTGCTTTGTCATGAGATTTCCTTTTTGCTATCTCAGTTTTACGTCTATGAAACCACAATTGGTTTCGTTTGGTCCAGATGACTGGGGTAGGACGGACGCCTTAAGCAGGCGACGTGCTATTTATCATTGCCGAACATTGAAAAACGTTGCGGCCGTCAATCTTTTTCAATAAAATTCTTCATTCAGGATCAAAGTTTCAATCCCGGCTTCATTCAGAAGCACCTGAGAGTTCTGCCAGGACTCTTTCCACCTATCTGGTAGAGGACCGTGCCAATTACAGACAACCTTGCGTGTACCGACCTGAATTACGCCTTTGGCACATTCGCGGCAGATCGGAAGACCATGGACATACAACGTAGAACCGTCAAGACTGATGCCGCTGTGACACGCGTTGAAGATGGCATTCATCTCAGCGTGAACCATGAATTTGTACTTTGTCTCGCGGTCATCAAGAGACGCAGCGTCGTCTCGAATTCCGCGAGGAAAGCCGTTCCACCCTGCCGAAAGCATGATGTTCTTGTCGTTCACGAAGATCGCGCCGATCTTCGTCGACGGATCTTTAGACCATTGTGAATAGGTCTCTGCAAGAGCGGCAAATCGCAGATCCCACTTGGTCACTAACGAAGGCGGTGTATAAACTGGTCCAGACCACTCGACGCCGTAGGTCGAATCAAAAGGCTTTTCAGGATGACACATTACGCCCACTCCGCACGAGCGCCCATTCGGTCTTTGTAGACATCTTTAGTCACATCATGTTCGCCGAATTCAGCGAAGTAGTCAACTAGATAGAAATGACGTTCATAGACGTGCAAAGAACCGACCTGCCAGGTGATATCACCGGGTTCCAGACCGAGGTCTACAGACAGCATCTCCAAAACGGTTTGTTGCCAGGCCAAATCATTTTTGAATCCGAAAATGGCGTCATTTGACCGCATCTGAACGACTGCTTCGAGTTTGTTGTTTCGAATCAGGTACTGCACAGTATTGGTGCACATGAAATCTGAACGGCCGTTACGATCGTAATCCTGCCACATGGTAGGACGTGTGTAGATCATTTCTGCACGACGACTGTTGGGATTGTTCGTGAGTTCGATGAGGACGTTGTCGTATTGGAATCCATTCTCTTCAGAATAGATGCACCATCCGTAATTCGAATTGATAAACCCATCTTTGTCAGCGACCTGAGTCCAGATAGCCGGAGGACCACCTGGAATGGTGTTGACATTCAACGATTGAGACTCATACCAGAGAAGTTCTCTAGCAATGTAGTCTTCATTGGGTGTGCCAAAAATCGCTACATCGTCAGCAGTAAATGACGCACCAACAACTTCAAGGACCTTGCCACCATTCTTGTCAATGACGAAATCCTCGTTGAGAAGACGATCGGCGAACGCTCTACGGATATCAAAAACTCTCATGTTGGTCTACTTCGCTACGTTGAAGATGTCTCTCGTTTCGTCTTGACCATCGATTTTGTATCGAAGCCATGCAACGGCGAACGAGCAGTAATTGATCATGTCCTTGTAGGTGTCCTCAAGGCTTTCGAAGTTTGGTGCAGCATCACCAGCTTGAGTCGCTTCTAGAAGCGACTGCGCGCGATAAGCTTTACCCTGGATGGTGTCGTGAAGAGAATCGATCCCGCGTCGATAATGCATCGCCTGACGCACGTTCGATTTGGGGTTCTGATAGTCTTTGCTCTTGCGAAGTTGAAGATCGATGCACTCGCGGAGGACTTTGACCGACTCTTTTTCAACGACACGGTCCACTGCGCCTGAGCCACCTTCTGCAGATTTTGGTTGAAAATGTTCGAGCGGCGGATATACTGAAGTTGTCATTTTCTAATCCAGGTTGAAGGGGACAAATCTCGCATAGTCTTAGCAAGTTCAGAGTCTGTAAAAGACCACAATAAACTCGTATCTAATACACTATAACACCTATGGAGGCGTTCATACAACTTAATTTTTTTGTAGGAGGATTTTTCTACGACTTCCCATACTTTGATCTCATCGGTTGGCCATGGCAGCTCTACAATGAAGAACCTATCAACTCCGTCGATCTTCCTCCATTGGCTCTCTTCAAGAAGAAAGCCGTTGTACTTGAAGAACCTCAGGAAGGTCTTGACCTCGATGGTCTCGCCGTCGGCCATGATGTCCTTTTGATCGTCAAAGCGATCCTCAGAGAGTTCGACGTTCGTATAGCCTTCCTTCTCTCTGAGGTAGCGGGCAACTAGATTCTCACCAATGAAACCCAATTCGCATTTGTCGTCCCAAGGAGCGCTACAAGACAAATTCCGAGTCGGCGATTGGGATTTTGATGACTTCGAAGAACCAGCGTTTGGCAATTTTAGACCATCTGACGAGATAGATTCGATTGCCGCCCTTAAACTTGAAACCGATGGACGCGGGATCGTCGATGCGGTAGAAATTGAATCCGTCACGGAGTCTCTCTTTATCAGACGTCCAATGGAACACTGAATGCTCTCCTGAGTCGGGTCGGAACTAGATCGTCGTGGTTAGGAGCGACCCAACCTTCGGGTTTGATCAGGTCTGGCAGGCCAAGAGGATTAGGGCGTCCTTCCTTGATGCCGACGTTCTTAGCCATATTGGCAAGATGAACTCTATGCCATGCCTCTTGAGAATCGACACCGTAGATGTCCAGTGTTCCGATCGCTACGACACAAAGGTCGATCATAGCATCGATGAAATCAGCAGGATCCGTGGCTTCTTTAGCCTCATCGAGTTCCTCTTGAAGAAAGTTCTCACGAAAGCGACGTAGAGCAGCTAGTTTTGTGTCGTCGAACTTCTCGACTGCCTGATGTACCTTGTAGTACGCGTGCATTTCCGAGATGTCGTCGACCCAATCATAACCAGACTCGAAATCTACGTAATCAGAATCGGTGTTCATAGTTTTTCCTTAAATGGCTCTGTAGAATTTCTTGGAACGCTTTCGCGCTTGGTCGAGATGGACTCTGTTCGCTCTTTTGAGGAACACTACTCCGTCAAGGTGGTCAATCTCGTGTTGAACGCAGCGGGCTCC